GCTCATTTAAGACCTTCTTTCTTTATATGTTCTTCAACGGCTTTCGCTCGGGTTCGCATATTTATAATATTCTCTTTACGCTTGGGAGATACGGTATTAAGCCCACTATCGGCATCATGTTTGGAGCGTTTAGGTTGTTCTAAACGATGTACGCGTTCAAATTTTGAACTCATTTTAATACTTCTTTCAGTGCCAATCCTATGTCCGTAATGGCATTTTCAAATTGATAATGGTTCATTACGAATAAGTAGTGACCATTGTCATCTCCAGTATAGGGTAATTTATACCTCAATAATCTTTCAGAAAAAACTGCTTCAATAACTTCATGCAATAGATTTATTCTCGTCTGTTCTTGGGTAGCATCTTTTAATCCAATGACAATCTTTTGTTTGTCGCCGCTGTACCATGCCCCTCTTTGTTTTTTATCAGTAACGATTTTCCAAGTTCTGCCTGCGATAATAACTGTTTTAGGTAACTTCATAAAAAAAATACCCTCAATGTAAGATTTTCTTACATCAAGGGCTTCTTGAGCCTCTGTACTTTTTAGGGCCTCTGGGGCCTCTTAAAAATCTATTATCTCGTACTTATTTTTCTTTTTACATTTCGGACAGATTATTTCTATCCATATAAGTGTGCTATCGTTTGCATAAGTTTTTTTAAACAACAACTTATGGCAAAACTTGCAACGATAGTCTCGCATAGTTTAATACGATTTCTTTGTCATGCTCTTCGGCTTGCTAATCCCTTTCTTCGTAAGGGTATAGTTAGCGTTGCCACCAGATGTTCCCCTACTCGAGAGATTCTTCTTCGTTAAATGATATGGGGGCTTGCCGCCTGCCATTGCGCCTTTACCATAAGACATTTTCTTTTTTCCGTAAGCCATTTTCGTGCCTCCTTGTCTTTTTACCAACTTTTCTCGGGCTGTGTATCCTATTCCTTTTGGAGCCATGATTTATCCTCCCTTTCCAAACGCGCCTTTAAAGCGGTTCTTTATACTCGGCTTAACGATGCGTGATTTATTATCCTGCGCCTCTTTAACCTCTGTCATGCAGATACCTTGTTCTATATAATGATTGAGCTTTGCCTTAGCCATGAAGAGTAAGCTCTTGGCGACTCGGTTAATTACAATGCCAACAGATCCATCCGGTTTCATTACAGCGCAAGCGACAACTTTTCGCTTATCCAAAAACATCTCTGGATGTTCTTCAAATGCGGACTTCTTCTCTGCAAGCAATTCTTCAGGGGTTTTCGCTATTTGTGGTTTTTCTAAACTCTCTTCGCTCATTTTAGCCCTCCATTGGTTTCTGGTACTTATCCTTACGAAAACAAGTCTGACACGCCTCGCCACGCGCTCTACAGTCACTTAGGCAACCTGCTGTGGCATAGTTATCCTTGGATTTGGGGTTACCCTTACCCCTGTCGAAATACGGCCTCTTATGGTCTTTTGTGGTGTATTTACTGCGCATGGTGCGGCGTTTGTTAAGTTTCATATCATCCTTTAGCCAATCTCTTCTCTTCCAAAATGAACTCAATAGTTTCTTTTACTTTTCCCCAGCCTTCGGTAGCTTTATCCATTAACATTCTTATGCAAAGCAAGCATATAGCAGTCTTACTTTCATAACATCCCCAATTTATTTTTACTTTGCTATTTTCGTCCCAAACTTTTTGAAAATCCTGATCACACAAATGACATAGACAGCCCATCAATAAACCTTCCGTACGTTAGGATTAAACGGCTTCCCGCCCCGAAAGAAATAAGGATCCGACATCCAGAAGTACCGCGACAAGTCGCAGAAATCCTTATGTTTCTCGTTCAATCTAACTTTATCCTTCACATCACCATCCGTTGTATTGGGGTCTTTCCGGCTGTATCGTGACATGTGTCGTATAGAATTAGAGCAATTCTCTGTCCAAAATGTCTGGGGTTGCTTAATAAGTATGCCATCTTCGTTCGCCTTCCAATCTATTTTCTCTCTGACTTTAAGGTGTCCAGACTCTATTGTGTCGATTCCGTCAATATATTTAAGCCCGCGCTTCTTTAATTCGTTCTTTACCGTAGTCCGGCTATGCCCTGTATCCTCGCGTTCAGCTAATCTTATGGTCTTATTGCCATAGTTCGGGTCTATTATGCGCCGAAATACGCGCTTTTCGGTCAAATCCCTTATAGCTTCTTCCTTTTCACGTATGATTTCAACGTAATCATCGTAAGACTTGTCATCAAAGAGCATTTCGTTGAAGTTCTCGTTCGGATACTCATCAAATACGTACGCTGTACCCGTAGGGTGAACCGCTATCCATTGCATGGCCCAAGGCTTTGCGTCATGCGGATCAAGCACATGGTATATAGTGCAATTCCTTATCGGCGCGTCCTCAAGGGGCATTACATGAACATCTGTGCTGAATTTCATGTAGATCTTGCCAGTCAAGTTGATCGGGATGCCATAGATACGCGACGTAATTTCTTGCTTAGTCATTAAGCTAATTTCAAGTTGAGTACGGTCTTGATTTATATATGGATTCTCAACTGTCCAGAATAGAAAAAATTGCATGCCGCCTTTTTCAACTATTCTGGGAAGCTCTTTATTTACAAGAGGCGCATATTCCGAACGTATAGTATCATATTCCTCAAAGACATCCTGAACCAAATCTGTTACGCCTTTTAAGCTCGTCATAGTAATAATCATCTCACCGTTGCGATCTATAAGCCTCATACGTTGTTCTTTATAAATGTCGTATGGAGGTTCTTCATCATTCCAAATGCCGTCTTGGTCAGCACCTTGAAATGCTTCACGCTTTTGGTCGTATGATTTGAATATTATTATTGAGCCGTTATCAAAGAGCAATTTTCTATTTGTAAAGCCCGTGATTTCGTTATACCAACCGTATTTGATTCTGTCTTTTGGTATAAGATCCCATACTTTGCGTTGCTGAATATCGACTGAATCAGGAAAAGACTCTGCAACTGCCCACCATCGTTGGTAAGGTTTCTCAAGACATTTCGATATAACATAATGTGCGCCTTCATGCGTTTTCGAGCTTCTATTTCCACCAAATATGCCTTTAATCTTCGCAAGAGATTCATGAAATAGTTTTTGTAGTGGCAAATGCTTAAAGAACTCAAGTGGGTTTATTGCCTTCCGTTTTTTGATTACATACTTTAATTCCTGTAATTTCTCCAATTTCTGCCGCAAGTTTTTGCGCTGCGCCAACGAGAGCATCTGCTTTTATATCCTCCCATGCTTTTAAAGTTTCATCAGGCATAGTTATATCCAAATCCTTCGGAAGTATAGAAGTCAAAATCTTGTAAAATTCTTTCTTGTTTTTATTTTGCGTAGCCCACGCAGTGAGAGCTTCAACTCCGCCTATGTCCTCAAAGGCTTGAAAGAAAGCCATTTTTATCTTTGTCGTGTTATGTTTTATATTAGCAGGCTTTCCAGGATTGCCCTTTGTGAAGCGACCCTGTTTATTTCTCCCGTTTTTTTCCGTATTTACGGTTTTACAATTCTTTTTTGACATGCAAGCGCGCTGCTCCTCTATGACAGGATTTACACAAAGTTTTACCATTTGATACATCCCAAAAAAGCTCATAATTTATAGCAATTCTCACTAAAATTTCACAATCTTCTAAAGGGCTGAATTGATTATACTGCTTCAAAAATTGATTTACCAATGCAGAAAAATGAATCTTATGGTGAGCTTCCAACTGACCACCAGTACATCCACATTCTTGACACACAAAATTATCATTTTTTAAAACTTGAGCAATCCATTGTCTATTTTCGGGCATTTCACGCAAAAGTTGTCTGAGGGAATTTCGACCACCCTTCCAATTAAAAGCTTTTTCTCTGCGAAGTGTGCTTTGAAAATTAGCTACACATAGAGCAGAACAATATACATTTTTGCTTCTATTCATGTGGCCTTTGCGTCTATAAAAAATCTTTTGGCAAGTAAAGCAAACACATTGCACTTGTCTCCTACGTGCATAAACAGGCACGCCCTTCTTTGCCAAAGAAATTTTTCGGCCTATTTCAGCTTTTGCTTGGAGAGTGTTTCGCCATTCTCTAAAACATTTAATAGAACAATATATGGTAGGCTTTAATCTTTTTTCAAACTCTTTCTGGCATACAGGGCATATTTCACGCATTACTCACCACAACCTTCAACGCTCTCATTATCTCCACAAGCGTTTTCTTTTGGTTAACGAGTTGCTGCAATGTAATATCGGCTTTTCCTTTTGCGAGGATAGCTTGGCCTATTTGTGAACCGAGTTTATTTAGAATAACGGTATGTCCACCAAGAAGGCGGAGTGCGGCGTCTGTTTGAAGCGTTTCGATCTGTTCGTGTGTGAGATTTTTTATGTCAGACAAAATCCCTCCCTTGAAATATATAAACAAAGTCTACCTGATGTTTATTGGAAATTCAACTACTATTTTTATTTTACACTAATCCGGCAGGAGCATTTCTTACCTTTTCCGACAGGGGCTTTATGCAAGGGGTCAAAATACCAACCTGTGCAAGTTGCGCAGTTTCTATTATATGTAAGTGGGCAAGGATCTCTCATTGTTATTCTAAGGTCTTTGCGAATGTCTTGGCCGCGTTGATATAGCAATTTTTCCTGCGCAAAATATTTCTTATATCGCGATGTGCCGCGCGTTTTAGCCATTTTTTCATAATTTTTATCATACGCTTTGGAGTTCTTG